ATGCTGGAGCGCAGGTCTCAAGAAATGTACATTGATACCGCCAGACTGGATACCTCTGTAATTGCCAGGGCATCTGAATTTGGGTATCGGCCACGAAGAGCTATAGGAGCCCGAGGTACGGTTCTGTTTGAATTGGTTGACAGTAACGGGGATGCGGTAGTTCCTGATGGTAATGTAATCATACCGCAAGAAACGTCGATGTTTTATGATGGCATAGAATTTATAACATTAGCTCAAGCAGAAATAAAGCCGCCCCAGACTTCTATCGAAATTGAAGTGGTTCAAGGAACCATCGTCGAATACGTTTTTGATCCCGCCGATCCCGAGAGTGAGCTTGCCCTAGAACGGTTTGTAACAATCGAAGATTTCCGTTACCTCGATGATAAGTTTTTCAGGGTCTTTGAGGGAACAGAAGAATATACTGATGTTATTTTTGGATCCGCCGATCTTGCTGCCATCGGCGCAGTATCCTTTGCTGAAAGCGGAGAGCGATATTACGATTTGCGCTACCCGATATCGGGGATGCGGGTTATTTTTGGTGATGCTGTATCTGGAACGATTCCTACATCACCCATTACTGTGCGCGCAATTGAAACTCAAGCAACTCAAATTGAAATCGTAAACACTTTGAATTTCACATTAGACACTACCACTGTTACGGATGATGTTGCCGTTATCCCGGCCAATGAGTATATCTATAGAATAACGAATAACAGCAACATCACCAATTCATTCGAGCCAGAGACAGTAGAAAGTATTCGACTCAATGCTACTTCATATATCAGAACTAACAACCGCGCTGTCTCTAGGGAGGACTATAGATTCTGGGTATTACAGGCAGGGATTGGTGGAATTATCGACGCGGAAGTTTTCGGAGAACAGGAAGTCGGAACTTTCTTATATAATGCTAACAACGTCTATATCAGCTATCTGACACTGGACGGAATGCCGTTATCCCCATCCGAAACAACCGAGCTCCGCAATTACATGTATCGTATTGCGGGTGTTACGGTTCATATGGTGTTTAAACCGGCTAACATCATTAAACTTGGATACGACATTCAGTTCAGGAGACACCCCAATCTCCAGATTTCTGATAGTGAACTGCATGACGTGATTCGTAGAGAGATGACTCGGCTGATAGGGGTCCAGACTGGATCTATTGGCAGTGAAGTTCAAAAATCAGACATAATAGACGAATTTTATCGTGCTCGAATCACTCGTAATGGTATCACTTACCGTATCATCGATTTCATGAACATCGAGCTAGATGGTTATTACGCCATAGAGTCCCCATTCACCACGAATGTTGTTACTGTTTCGGTAGATTCTGGTGCGACAATTAACGACACCGAAGAATTCGTTGTGGACGTCGATGGAACTCAATACTCGGTAATTGCAGACTCCGACACTCCAACCAGCATCGTCGCGAAGATGCGAGACAAAATATTTTTATCAGCCGCATTCAATATTACATTGAATGGTACTTCGATGAAGATAAAATCATTCGATCGAACTAAAACTTTTGCAGTTGATGTCTCTGGTGGTGATTTGAGTGGAATCACGTCAATCGACTATGTGATCATCATACCTCCAAGCACATTCATAAATATATCACAAACAGATCTGTTTGTGCCTGGAAGCTTGTCCATAGTGGATGATGCTGGAACCGTGTACTACGAAGATGATGGTAGTGGTTTGTTGGTTGATTCTATTGGGTCCAATCAATCCGGCACCATCAACTACGTTACCGGGGAGATAGGAGTTCCTGTTGTTGCGGCTGGTAATTACTTCATAAAATTTAAACAAAACATTTTTGATAATTTTACTGCAAACGAAGACACTGCCATTGATGTCATTGATGCCAGGACTGATTATCTGAACGTTGGTGATCTTAAATTATCCACGATAACTTTGGTTTAAGGGGAGATATTACGTGCCAGTAAACACTTATAGCTTACCCAACTCCTGGACCTCAGCGCAGGCTGATGCCTATGAAAGTATCCAATACTTCCTGCCGGAAATCATGAAGTTGAAACTGCCCGAGTTTCAACGAGACACGGGTGCCCCGATCGACGGTTACGTACAGACTGCGGGAGAAATGTTCGATGAGATGCGAACTACTATCCGAGCGATGTCTGGGTATCTTAATTGGGCTGACGCTCCTTTAAGTAGGATTGATACACTTGGTAGCAGTTTTGGTATCGATTTCCCCCGTAACCTCAACGAAGAAACTCGCCGCACGGTTGTTCGTGATATCGTTAACATCTACAAGAAAAATGGTACTCCAGATACACTAAAATGGATCTTTAAAATAATCGGTTGGAACGTTGATCTTCAGTATGCATGGGTTAAAAACCCCGACGATTTACTCCAAGGTAAAGAAAGTATCAGATATAACGGTGAGTATGTTTATGATGGAAGCATCAGTTACGGAGAACTTACCCGAGCTGATCTCGACTCTCTAACTTTTACAAAATTTGTGTATGGTAATGTTGTTGATGTCGATGAAGGAACATTTTTCTTTGGTCGTGATTATTTTGATGAAGCCGAGTTTACTACTGGAGATCCGACCCTATTCACCTACCAGCAAATTCCTATCCAGGGAGAAAGTTATCCGAATTTTCGGACAGAGCCAGGCGATCCCTATGTGGCATCCACTCCATACATCGTTCTGAGAGTAACAGAAGACGACTATCGTCTATTCACTGAAGACTATGTGGATCCAGAAACGGGAATCACGTACTCCTACACCGACGGTGAACGATTCCAGATCGCCCAGGAACTGATTGACTATCTTCTTTTTGAACAGGGCAGACCAGTACAAGTTCGGGTTATCCTTATTTCTGTACAGCGCGATATCGATCAAGTTTTTCCAATATACGACTTTGATTATAACGAAGTATGGACAAACGCTCCTTACGTATTTGAAGATCTAGTCGATGAGGTATGGTCTACTTACGATGAGACTGTCCCGGTTACAATCGACATAGGCGACTCTGGGTTCAAAATAGGACCATATAGTCACCCGTATAGTGCATATACTGCACTATCTCAAGTCGTCATAAGCCCAACACAGCAGATACTTTCGGCAGTCGACATTGACACAGAAGAAAATATCCAGGTGTTTTTTGAGACTGGTGATACGGGCCTTAGTAGAGAATACACGATTCGAGCTAAAACATATCTCACCATATCTGTGCCTGCTGGCGTCACTATTGACGTTCAAACAGTATCATTGCGCGATGGCATCCAAACCTATTCCAGCTTTCAGACATTGAATGCAAGCACTACTTACACGGACGTTCTTATTGCACCAGCGGCAGACGAAGCATTCCATGGAATGCGTTTTGACATTACCGGTACAGTCGGTTCTGCGTTCTCGGCAGATGTCAGATATGAAGCATATGTATTATGATAAATAGATAGGTCAAACAAAGGTTAAACTAACAATGAAAAACACACTCGATCGATTGCATGGACACCTTAAAATCGAAACCATTAACAAAGAAACCGGCGCGATCATTGACATATTCGAAGATAAGAACCTATTTCTCGATCTAGGAAAAACTTCTGTAGTTCGTGGCATGGGCGACGTAACAACCAACTATTGCGTTGAGAACTTGCGTTTTGGTAACGACTTTGGTGACCCCGGATCATTTTCAATTTTTGTTCCAGAAGATGCCCAGTTGGACTTTGATTCTGCTACTCAGGATGAAGTGTTTACGATAAGTCGACCCGCGCTACAAGCAACCTACCCCAATTTCGAAACCGTCGAGTTTGCTACTTTACTCGATGGTGATGAAATCTTGGATCAATACCCAGGAGAAGTTGATGTGAGATACACCTCAGTGGCACTCTACAATTTCTTAAATGACCCGATCGCATACCGACGTTTCAGTGTTCGCTCAATTTCTCGTCTCGTGTCCGTGAGCGTAACCTGGTCGCTCAGCTTTGAGGAACCCGCCTAATGACTAATGCAGTGAAAAGCGCAATCGACTACATCGTAACCGCAGACGCGGTAGAGGAAGCCACCGAAAAAGACCTTGCCGACAGTATAGAAGATAACCTTGATCGGTTATTTTCGGCAGTCAATGCGTTCGATGTAACGCTTGACGGCGGCGTCCGATACATCACCACGCCTTATGGAATTGGGTGTGTAATCGGGACGTCTGTTGTGTCTGGTGCTTCCGGAACATTGAACATCAATCCATTTTTCAATTCGATCGTTGGAGTGCAGTTGTCGCAGGAGGGTACGACTGCTGGAAGCACGTCATTCGCTATCTCCGACGCCGACACGCTGGTTTTATATCGAGGAAGCGGCAGTACAACTATCCATTTCACAATATACGGAACCATCGATACCCTAGTTGTGTAACCCATGAGTAATGAATATTTTGCCGATAAGGTTATCAAGAAACCAAATGATATCGAAGAGCTCACTGATGAACAGCATAAAGAGTTCATTAAATGCGCTCTCGATTTTAATTATTGGGCAAAAACTTACGCATGGGTTCAAGGTCAGCAAGGCGAATGTTTGTTCAATCCCCGCCCCTACCAATCAAGAATCATCAAGAAAATAGAGAACCACAACCACGTTATCGTCACGGCAGGTCGGCAGTCGGGTAAGTCCCAGATGGCTATCCTATACATTTTGCACCAGATGATTTTCTTTAAGAACTTCAAAGCGGGGGTCACCTCATATACACTCCAACCTAACCTTAAGGATCTCTCTTCACGTTTTAGATATGCCTACGAGAACCTTGTCTGGTGGATGAAACCGGCTGTTCGCGAATATAATCAATACGGTACCCGATTCTCCAATGGAAGCTCTGTAATCTTCCAGGTAACAAAAGAGAACACTTTTCGTGGACTGACCCTCGACTTTGTAATGATCGATGAGTTGTCACACGTTAAGCCGGGCATCGCCGAAGAATTTTTTAACTCACTTTTTCCGTCCATCATGGCTGCTGGTGAGGATTCCACCACTAGAGTTCTGATCGTATCAACCCCCAACGGCACGACTGGGGTGTATGCCCGGCTATGGATTGATGCCGTAAATAAGTCCAGCTCATTCGTCTACGATGAAGTCAAATACCATGAAATTCCTGGACGGACTCCAAAGTTCGAAAAGACCATGCTCAAAACCATGTCTAAAAACAAATTCCTCCAGGAGTTCAAATGCGCGTGGATCTCTGATAAGGGAACCCTCATCAATTCCACTAAGCTGGAATCTATCAAGTCGAGAGAGCCCTTAGAGGTCATTAACGAGGATCTTTGGCTTTGGACGGATAACCTCAAGGGTAAGACGAT